TAATTGTGATTTCTCTAGTGTGTGGAGTTTTAATGGTTTCGCAAATGGTGTTAACTTAACTGGACTCAAACTACACGCTACATCTAATTTTGGTAGCTGTGGTAATTTTACTAATTTCGCTAATGGACCCACACCTTTATCGACAACTGATTATGATTATTTCCTTGATCGATTAGCCGCAACTGGTGTGGCCGTGCCACTTACTCTAGATATGGGTATTGCAACATATACAATAGCTACAGCCGGTGCTTATCATACTTATTTGACTGGCACGTTGGGATGGATTATAAATGACAACGGAGGAATTTAAAAAATACTAACGTAAGGTTAGAAATAAAAACAAACAATAAATTTAATTAAATGAAAATTAAAGAAGAAGAATTAAGTAAAATTAAAGAGCAACAAATAAAACTACAAACTGTTGTGAATGAAATAGGTTTAATAGAATCTAAAAAACATCAACTGTTACATTTAGTAGGTACTATTAATGAAGAAGTTGAAGAGTTTAAAAAAGGATTAGAAAAAGAATATGGATCGATTAATATTAATCTAGAGACAGGTGAATATACTGAAATAGAAAGTAACTCTGAAATTAAAGAAGAAGATCCAAGTTTAGTGTAATGAGCAATATTAGAAAAATTAGTATAGGATCTGATTATAAAAATGATGCAATGCATTATTCTGTAGGTCAAGAAGTGTATGGAGGTCATGTTATCTGCGATATAATTAATGCTGAAAAAAAAGATGAATACTTAATTTATATTAAAAAAGGTGATGAGGTTTTACCATGGAAAAAGTTTAACTCCAATATGGCTATTGCAGTAGAATTTGATCTTAAGTATTAATGAAAAGTTTATATAGTTTTATAATAAAACCTCTTCATGATAGATACAATAATAAAAAGAAAATTGAAGGAGGAGGAGAGCTAATATTAAATTCTAATATAGAAATATTCCAATCTGTAGAAAAAAGAGCTATTGTAGTTGCGAAACCAGCGGCCTTGTCTACCCCTATTAAAGTAGGTGATGAAATATATATTCATCACAATATATTTAGAAGGTATTATGATATAAGAGGAAACGAAAAAAACAGTGGATCATACTTCAAGGACAATATGTTTATATGTGAACCTCATCAAATTTACCTATATAAAAGTAAAGACCATTGGAAATGTAACTTAGACTACTGCTTTGTTCAACCAGTACAATCAGAGGACGTTTTTAATACACAGAAAGACGAACCTCTAATTGGTGTGGTAAAATATAGCAATAAGTTCTTAGAAGCAAAGAAAATAAATCCTGGAGACACTATTGTTTTCACCCCGAATTCAGAATTTGAATTTAAAGTAAATGGTGAATTATTATATTGTATGAAATCAAATGACATAGCATTAACAAATGAGTATAAAAAAGATAAAATTAAATATAATCCAAGCTGGGCATAAAGCTGTTGAAGAATTGATTAAAGTGGCACAAGAACCTATTATAGATACAAAAGAAGATATTTCTGCAGATAGATTAAAAAATGCAGCAGCTACTAAAAAATTAGCAATATTTGACGCGTTTGAAATACTACATAGAATAGATGAAGAAAAAGCTATTTTAGAAAACAAACCTATCAAAGAAGTAAAAGAAGAAAGATCTTTTAAAGGTTTTGCGGAAGGAAGAAGCAAATGAGTTATCAACAAACATTATATAATGAAATAAAAGACCATATAAATCCTAAAATTTTAAAGAAAAATAATAGATTAAAAAAATGGAAATATGGATATAATTCTGATTATGATTTTATTGTTATAAGTAAAACAGGGGAAATTGGAGAAATCATTGAAATACAAAATCTCAAAATCGCTTTACCAACAGTTGTTACTCCGTATAAAAAATCAAAAAAAGAAAGTGAACAATTTTGGGAAAAAAGAGAATATCCTAAAGAATTAAAAAGAATTAAAAGTAGGTTTGATTGGGATGAATATAGTGTAGAATTTAAAGAAAAATGGTACGATTATATAGATGAAGAATTTAGACGAAGAGACGAAGGGTATTGGTTTTATAATAAAGGAAATCCTACTTATATCACTGGTACTCATTACATGTACCTTCAATGGTCAAAAATTGATGTCGGAGCACCGGATTACAGGGAATCAAACAGATTATTTTTTATCTTCTGGGAAGCATGTAAAGCAGACACCAGATGTTATGGGATTTGCTATCTTAAGAATAGACGATCTGGATTTTCATTTATGGCTTCGGCAGAACTGGTTAATCAAGCAACCATTTCATCTGACAGTAGATATGGGATTTTATCCAAAACAGGAGCTGATGCTAAAAAAATGTTTACGGATAAAGTTGTACCAATCTCGATTAACTATCCATTCTTTTTCAAACCCATCCAAGACGGTATGGATCGTCCTAAAACCGAACTGGCATATAGAGTTCCAGCATCTAAACTTACACGTAGAAAATTGGAAGCAAATGAAGAGCTTCGAGAACTAGATGGATTAGATACAACTATAGATTGGAAAAACACAGGAGATAATAGTTACGATGGGGAGAAGTTAAAAATTCTAGCTCACGATGAAAGTGGGAAATGGGAAAGACCAGATAATATACTAAATAACTGGAGAGTTACTAAAACCACCTTGCGATTAGGTAGTAGAATTGTAGGTAAATGTATGATGGGATCTACAAGTAATGCACTAGACAAAGGAGGAGAAAATTTCAAAAAACTTTACAATGCTTCAGATGTTACCCAAAGAAATAAAAATGGACAAACAAAGTCAGGATTATATAGTTTATTCATTCCTATGGAATGGTCCTACGAAGGATACATTGATACTCATGGTGTACCTGTGTTCGATACTCCAAAAGAACATGTCAGAGGTATTGATGGATTACCTATCACCATCGGAGTTATTGAACATTGGGAAAACGAAGCAGCAGGATTACGAAACGACCAAGATGGTTTAAATGAATTTTATAGACAATTTCCACGAACCACTAAGCACGCTTTTAGAGATGAAACTAAACAATCATTATTCAATCTAGTTAAAATATACGAGCAAATAGATTATAATGAAGAAATTCATAATATAAGCTCTGTTACTAGGGGTAATTTTCAGTGGATTAATGGAATAAAAGATACTAGCGTGATATTCTATCCCAACAAAGATGGAAGATTTAATATAACATGGGTGCCAGAAAAAAAATTACAAAATAATGTAATATTAAAAAATGGAATAAGATATCCAGGTAATGAGTTTTTAGGAGCGTTTGGTTGTGATAGTTATGATATCTCTGGAACCGTGGATGGTAAAGGATCTAATGGAGCATTACATGGTTTAACAAAATTCAGCTTAGAGGATTGTCCTCCTAATCACTTTTTTTTAGAATATATATCTCGTCCCCCTACTGCTGAAATATTTTTTGAAGATGTTTTAATGGCTTTAGTTTTTTATGGAATGCCTATTTTAGCAGAAAACAATAAACCTAGATTATTATATTATTTAAGAAGAAGAGGATATAGAGGTTTTAGCATGAATCGTCCAGATAAAATATGGAATAAATTATCTGTTACTGAGAAAGAGGTAGGAGGAATACCAAATTCTAGTGAAGATATAAAACAAGCTCATGCCGCTGCAATAGAAACTTATATAGAAAATGAAGTGGGATTGTTAAATAATGACACTTATGGAGATATGTATTTTCAAAAAACGTTGGAAGACTGGGCAAAATTTAATATAAATAACAGAACAAAGCACGATGCTGCGATAAGTTCTGGTTTAGCTATTATGGCTTGTAACAGACTTAAATACAGACCAGTCGCTAAACGTAATAATACCCCAGTAGACTTAGGTATTAAAAGATATGATAATAAAGGATTAATTTCAAAAATAATAGAATAAATGCAGATTAATACAACAGATTATAGTTCTTTTCCAGACCAGGTGGTACCTGAAGCTGAAAAAAGTACTTTAGATTATGGATTACAAGTTGCTCGAGCTATTGAAGGTCAATGGTTTAGAAATTCCAGGGGAGGATTAGGTGCAGGTTATGCAAATGGAGGATATGCGGTTAATTTTAATACTTATCACACTTTACGATTGTATGCTAGAGGTGAGCAACCAGTACAAAAATATAAAGATGAATTATCTATAAACGGTGATTTATCTTATTTAAATTTAGATTGGAAACCTGTTCCTGTAATTTCTAAGTTTGTAGATATTGTAGTAAATGGAATGTCTCAAAGAGTTTATGATGTTAGAGCTTTTGCATGTGATCCTGAATCTACTGAAAAAAGAACTGAATATGCTAAAAAATTACTTACAGATGTTAGAGAAAGAGAATTAACACAGCAAGTAAATGATGCTATAGGAATTGATATAAGATCAAAACCACAACAAGCATTAGGTTTAGAAAGCGAAGAAGAATTAGCTTTACATCTTCAATTGGATTATAAGCAATCGATAGAAATCGCAGAAGAAGAGTTAATTAGTAATGTATTAGAAAAAAATAAATTTGATTTAACTAGAAGAAGATTTTCACAAGACTTAGTTACATGTGGTATTGGTGCTGTTAAAACTAGTTGGAATAAATCAGAAGGAATTGTTATAGATTATGTAGATCCAGCAAGTCTAGTTTATTCTTATACTGAAGATCCTAATTTTGAAGATATATATTATGTAGGAGAAGTAAAAAATATATCTTTGCAAGATTTAAAAATGCAATTTCCTAACCTCACTACCGAGGAAATGGAACAAATTCAAAAATATAGAGGAAATGCAGAATACTTAAGAAATTGGAATGGATATTATGATGGGCAAACAGTACAGGTATTATATTTTGAATATAAAACATATGTAGATCAAGTGTTTAAAATAAAAGAAACTAATACTGGTTTATTAAAAGCTTTAGAAAAACCAGATACTTTCAATCCCCCAAGTAATGATAATTTTGAAAAAGTATCTAGATCTATAGAAGTATTATATAGTGGAGCAAAAATTCTAGGACATCCATTAATGTTAGAATGGAAGATGGCAGAAAACATGACACGTCCTGTATCTAATAATACTATTGTTAGAATGAATTATGTGGTATGTGCACCGAGAATGTATAAAGGAAGAATAAATTCCTTAGTTAATAGAATAACTGGTTTTGCTGACATGATTCAATTAACTCATCTAAAACTCCAACAAGTATTAGCCCGTATTGTTCCCGATGGGGTTTATTTAGATATGGATGGTTTGGCAGAAGTTGATTTAGGAAATGGTACTAATTATAATCCTGCTGAAGCTTTAAATATGTATTTTCAAACTGGTAGTGTCGTCGGGAGATCTATGACTCAAGACGGTGAAATGAATCATGGTAAAATTCCTATTCAAGAATTACAATCTTCTAATGGAGGCGCTAAAATACAATCATTAATACAAACTTATCAGTATTATTTACAAATGATAAGAGATGTTACCGGCCTTAATGAAGCTAGAGATGGTAGTACTCCAGATAAAAATGCTCTAGTAGGTTTACAGAAACTAGCTGCTGCTAATTCCAATACTGCAACTAGACATTTAGTTCAAGCCATGTTATACTTAAGTTCTCGTATTTGTGAAAATGTAACATTAAGAGCAGCTGATTCTTTAAATTTCCCATTAACTAGAGAAGCGTTACAAGATAGTTTAAGTAGATATAATACTGCTACTTTAGAAGAATTGAAAAATTTAAACATCCATGATTTTGGTATTTATCTTCAATTAGAACCAGATGAGGAAGAAAAACAATTATTAGAACAAAATATTCAAATTGCTTTACAACAACAGCAAATTGATTTAGAAGACGCCATTGATTTAAGAGAGATTAATAATATAAAACTCGCAAATCAAATGTTGAAACAACGACGAACAAAGAAACAAGAAAAAGATCAACAAATAGCACAACAAAACATTCAAGCCCAAGCCCAAGCAAATGCAGAAACTGCTCAAAAAGCAGCGATGGCAGAAGTACAAAAAAATCAAGCTTTAGCTGAAAGTGAATTACAAATAGAACAAGGGAAATCTCAATTCCGAATGCAAGAAATGCAAACTAAAGGAGAAATTGATAAACAATTAATGGCAGCAAAATTTGATTATGATCGTCAATTAAAATCAATGGATATTAATCAAGTTCGCCAAAAAGAGCAATTTATTGAAAATAGAAAAGATAAAAGAGCTAAATTAGAAGCTACACAACAAAGTCAAATGATGAATCAGCAGATGTTAAAAACTCCGCCGATTGATTTTGAAGACGGAGCAGAGGGTATAGGAGATGAACCTATGACGCCATCAGCTTTAGAATAACATAAACTTATATTATATTATATCATGTCAACACAACAAGAACAAGAGGCTAAACCTCTAAAAGTAAAAAAACCATCATTTAAATCCAAACGAGAAGATGATGCAGTATTTAAGGTAAACTTAACTAAAGATAAAAACGATGCCATTCCAGAGCGAAAAACAGAGGAAATATCTATGGGCGAACCATCCGGAAATAGCAAGAGCGTGGACGCAAGCATACGGGTCGACACCAATAAAGCGGAAAGTAAGACCACTCAAGAAAAAGAAGTAATTACTATAACCGAAGAAGTTAAAACACCAGAAAATAACACAACTATTACTCCACAACTTTCTACTCCAAAAATAGAAATACCAGAGAATATTGGAAAAGTTATAGATTTTATGAAAGATACTGGGGGAACATTAGAAGATTATGTTAGATTGAATGCTGACTATTCTAATGTAGATCCAGATGCTTTATTAAGAGAATATTACAAACAATCAAAACCTCATTTAACATATGATGAAATAGATTTTCATATGCAAGATTCATTTTCATACGATGAGGAAGATGATGAAGAGCGAGAAGTTAAAAGAAAACAACTTGCTGTTAAAGAAGAAATTGCAAAAGCTAAAAACTTTTTAGAAGATACAAAGAGTAAATATTATGAAGAAATCAAGTTGAGATCTAATAATACTCCCGATCAACAAAAAGCAGTAGAGTTTTTCAATAGATACAATCAAGAAAAAGAAGCGGCAAATAAGCAACATGAAGTATTTGTAAACAATACTAAAGATTATTTAACTGATAAATTTGAAGGTTTCAAATTTGATATTGGTGATAAAAGTTTTAGATATAATGTTTCAAATCCAGAATCAATTGCTAATCAACAATCTAATGTAGGTACATTTTTTAAGAAGTTCTTAAATGAAAAAGGTGCTGTAGAAGATTATAAAGGTTATCATAAAGCTATGTATGCTGCCAATAATGTCGATTCCATTGCGGAACATTTTTATGAGCAAGGTAAAGCCGATGCTACTAAAAATATAATAAGTAAATCTAAAAATATAAGTAATGACCCACGTCCTCAGGATTCAGGTGAAGTATTTATTGGAGGATTAAAAGTTAAAGCAATTAATGGGGTTGATAGTTCGCGATTGAAAGTAAAATACAAAAATAAAAAATAAAAATTATGAGTTTTGTAACAGGCGGGAGTTTTCCTGCATCCCTTATACCAGCTCAGCAAAGAATGGCCTTAAGCAGTAATTATATTGATTTCACAGGTACATCAGGCGGAAACTTTGCTCAGCAGTATTTACCAGAGCTTTACGAAGCAGAGGTAGAAAGATATGGAAACCGAACAATTGGAGGTTTCCTTAGAATGGTTGGCGCTGAAATGCCAATGACATCAGATCAAGTTGTTTGGTCTGAACAAAATAGACTACACGTTGCTTATAAAGCAGCGACAGTATCAGTTATTGGAGGAACAGATGTTGATATAGAAGTATTAATTGACGTTGCAGCCGCTGGTGCTACTAATGGCGCAGTAAGAGTTGGACAAACAATTTTAATGGCAGATAATGCTACTGGATTAATTGTTCAAAAAGGTTTAGTTCAAGCTCTTGGTACAACTACTCTCCCGGATGATACGTTATCTGTAAAATTATATGGTACAGCTACTAATGCTTTACCTACGGCAACAGATGGTATCAATTTATATGTTTATGGTGCTGATTTTGGAAAAGGATCTGTAGGAATGGATGGTTCAATTGAACCTCAATTCACTCAGTATTCTAATAATCCAATAATTATCAAAGACAACTTTCAAATTAGTGGATCAGATGCTGCTCAAATTGGTTGGGTTGAAGTATCAACAGAAGATGGACAATCAGGATATTTATGGTATCTAAAATCTGAATCTGAAACAAGATTAAGATTTGAAGATTACTTAGAAATGGTAATGGTTGAAGCTCTTCCAATGGATCAAGGTACATATGTATCAACTGCTGAATATCAATTTGGTGGACCTGGTGTGCCTTCGGGTACTACAGGAACAGTTATTGCAGGATCAGAAGGATTATTTTCTGCTATAGAAGACAGAGGTAATGTATATTCTGGTTTTGCCGGTGCTGCTGCTCCAGGTTCTGGTGCTTTAGGTGATTTCGATGAAATCCTTAAAAATCTAGACAAGCAAGGTGCTATTGAAGAAAACATGCTTTTCTTATCAAGATCAACTGCTTTAGATTTCGATGATATGGTTGCTGCAATGAATGGAAGTTATGCTTCTACTCAAGCTGCTTCTTATGGATTATTTGAAAATGACGGTGAAATGGCATTAAACTTTGGATTCAATGGTTTTAGAAGAGGTTCTTATGACTTCTACAAAACTGATTGGAAATATCTAAACGATGCTTCTTTACGTGGTCTATCAAATGAGATTGACGGGGTAATGATTCCAGCAGGAACTACAACAGTTTATGATCAAATTCTTGGATCTAATATTAGAAGACCTTTCTTGCATACAAGATATAGAGCTTCTGAGACAGAAGATAGAAGAATGAAATCATGGATTACTGGTTCTGTTGGTGGTGCTTATACTGATACGCTAGATGCGATGACTGTGAGTTTCTTATCTGAAAGATGCTTAGTGACTCAAGCTGCGAATAACTTTGTTTTATTCAAAGGAGCTTAATTATTAACATTTAAAAATAGAAACTATGGCTTATATAAAAATAAAAAACAACGCCAACGGCGCTGGCTCTACAATAGCAACAGTAGCAATAGATGGATGTACTGAAACAATAATAGATGTAGATCTTCCAGTGTTAGCAGTGGATGATACGCTTCCCGCTTTTACGGTTAAGGTAACTAACAACGCTGGATCTTCTGGTGAAGATTGTGATATCACTGTTGATGGTACTATTACTATGGCAGATATATATAACACACTAAATGCAGCGGTTGAAGCTGGTTTAGCTGATCCTTATCATATACCTACCGTTAGTGGAATCGTTGATTCTGATGGTGGAATAAATCCAATAACAGTAATAACTGCTCCGTAATACGGGTAGATAAATTATCTAAGACCCCTTTTATTAGGGGTCTTTTTTAAAACAATTATATTATATTATATTATGAAAACACAAGAAATAGAAAATAAACCTCCTGTTGAAAAATGGGAATATAAAGATAGAAATTACTATCTTATGCACAATAAGATGCCTTTAACTTATACTTTACCTACAAGGCATTCTCGTAAATATCCTTTAGTATGGTTTGATTCAGAAAAAGGTTATGAAAGAGAATTGCGTTACGCGACTAATCATCCAAGTATTTTTGTTGATGAACAAAAAGGTCAAGTAACATTGAAGCATGTAGTATTTGAAAAAGGACACTTAAGGGTTCCTAAAAACAAAAGAAATTTACAAGAATTTTTAGCTCATCACCCACATAATGGTTTAATATTTTTAGAACATGATGCGGAGGTAGTAGCTGAAGATGAATTTGATAAATTAGAAATAGAGTTAGCCGCAGCTAATTTAGCTTATGAAATGGATGTTGATACAGCAGAAGCTTTAATGAGAGTGGAAATAGGATCTAAAGTAACTAATTTAAGTTCAAAAGAATTAAAAAGAGATTTACTTATATTCGCAAAACGCAATCCTAGACTTTTCTTAAATTTAGCTCAAGATGAAAATATATTGTTACGTAACTTTGCGATTAGAGCAACGGAAGCAAATATTATTAAACTAGCTGATGATCAACGCACTTTTAAATGGGCTAGCAATGGTCGTAAATTAATGAGTGTTCCATTTGATGAAAATGCTTATTCAGCAATGGCTGCTTGGTTTAAAACAGATGAAGGTTTAGAAGTTTATCGATCAATCGAGAAAAAACTTAAATAACAAGTGATACTAAAGGGTGGCTTAACCGCCATCCTTTTTTTTTAACATAAAAATATTATTATGAACGTAGATGAAGTCTATAAAACTGTACTATATATTCTAAATAAAGAACAAAGAGGATATTTAACACCAGAGGAATTTAATAAGGTAGCAACTCAAGTTCAATTAGAAATTTTTGAAAAGTACTTTGAAGACTTAACTCAACAGCTACGTTTACCCGATGTTACCGATAGTGAATATGCAAATAGAGTTAAATTAATTGAAGAAAAAATATCTAAATTTGAAGTTTCAGAAACCCTAACAGGTGGTGGGCCTTTTGATTTAACAGGGCTTACGGTACCACTGCATAGATTAGGTACCATTGAATTTACACCTGCCCTTACTCCTGCAGCGTGGACTAATAATCCTCCAACTCTGCCGGTAGAATTAGAAGAAGTTACACAGCACGAGTTCAATTTAACACGAAGATCTAAATTAACAGCTCCCTCTGATGTATGGCCTATTTTCACTTTAAAAGACAATCTAGTAACTACAGCTCCTAATTTAGCTAATATAACAGTATATTATGTTCGGAAACCAGCCGATCCAATATGGGGTTATAGTGTTGGAAGTTTAGGACAATATATTTGGGATGGAGATCCTAGTGCAGCTTCTCCTTTTTATCCTGGTGGTGGTCTTGTACCTGTTAGTGTTGATTTTGAAATATCAGATATAGATAAAACAGAAGTTATATTAAAAATATTAGCATACACGGGAGTTATTATTAGAGATCCTAATATAGTAGCTACAGCAGGTCAAATGGCTCAAGCAGAAGATATAATTGAACAAACTTAAAAAAAATGGGATTAATAACAGAAACAGATTATCAATATTACGAAGGCGAACAATTATTTACTGCTAGTGGTGGTATAAATCAAGAATTAGTTTGTACATTTAATACTACTATGTTAGATATTAATGCGCAACATCCTTCAAATTACATTGTAGAACATAGCACTGTAACTCCTCCTACCGCAACCAGTTGGGTTACAATTCCTATTGCGGATTATGTAGTATCTCAAAATATAGTTCGGATTACTCCTGCTCTAGGCGCTGGCGATTTAATAAGAATAAAAATAATTGAACCAGCTAAATGGGATAATTATGGTGGTTATGAATACATAAAACTAAATGATATAATAGATAATTTCTTAGTAGCATATGTAGGAGATGACAAATTAATACCTAGAGTTAAAAGAAGAGACGTAATGTTTCATGCGAAGCGTGGATTGCAAGAATTTAGTTATGACACATTAAAAAGTGTTAATTCTATAGAGATATCTATGCCTCCAAGTTTATCTTTTCCTATTCCACCAGACTATGTTAATTATGTTCAGCTTTGCTGGGTTGATCAATTAGGAGTTAAACATATTATATATCCTACTACTTTAACAAGTAATCCTACTCAAGTACCTATTCAAGATGGAGAATACGAAGCATTACCAACTCAAGATCATTGGGGTGAGAATTTAGAAGCTCAACAATCTTTTACTAATGAAAGGTGGAGGACTGCTAATGATAGATTAATAACTGGAGAATTAGATAATTATTGGACAGGTGTATATGATTGGAATTGGTGGAAATTAGCTTATGGTAGAAGATATGGATTAGAACCTTCTGTAACTCAAAAAAATGGATGGTTTACGATTGATGAAAGAAGAGGTATGTTTTCATTTTCTAGCGACTTAGCTGGGAAGCTTATAATGATCAATTATATCTCAGATGGCTTAGGGTATGATTCAGATATGAAAGTCCCTAAGATGGCAGAAGAAGCCATGTATTTGTATATTTTACATGCTATACTATCAACTAGATATGGAGTTAATGAATATGTAGTTAGAAGATTTAAGAAAGAAAAATCAGCAGCATTAAGAAATGCAAAAATTAGATTATCAAATATTAAACTAGAAGCATTCACTCAAATTATGCGAGGGAAATCTAAATGGCTTAAAAATTAATATATATGGCTAACGAGTTAAAAAGTACGTTTCTAAGATCTAAAATGAATAAAGATCTAGACGCAAGAATATTACCTCCCGGTGAATATCGTGATGGTGAAAATATTGCTATAAGTAGATCAGAAGGTGCAGATGTTGGTGCTTTGGAAAATATTCTTGGAAATAAATTAGTATCAGATTTTGGTATAACTGCCATTGGAGTTGAGACTATAGGTATGTATACGGATAATGGAAATAATAGAATTTTTCTATTTATGACTAATTATACTGATAGTTCAAGTGATCAATTAAGTAATAGAGCATCTGTAGATTCCTATTGTTCTATTATTGTATATGATTTTGATGATGAAAATTATGAAGTATTAGTAGAAGGTAGTTTCTTAAATTTCTCTAAAACTCAACCTATATATGGTATTAATTTGTTAGAAGATTTATTATTTTGGACAGATGATAGAAATCAGCCTAGAAGAATAGATATATTAAAAGCTTTAGACGCTCCCGCTACGAGTCCAAATCCCTATTATCAACTAGAAGAAAATATTTCTGTAGCTAAATATTATCCTTTTTCTACTCCAGAAACTTATGAGGAGATAACTGTTACAGTTAAAGCTATTACTACAGTATTAAATTTTGATGGTAGTAACTTAAATGCAGCCGCAACTGGCCTAGGCACAATACCATTTGTACCTCCTGTGGATTATCCTCAAACCAAATATAATACTATTTGTGAAATACAAGGAGATTTACCTAATATAAAATTGCACCCGGGATTAAAATTTTATGTAAAAAGTTCTACTCCTAATGGAGGATATGGATCTTTAGATACGTTTACTACGTGGCCTTTTTATAATGAAATAAAAAATTATCCAATAGAATGGGCAATGCAATCTCTGCATGGAGGAGCACCTACTCCATTTCCATGGCCCATGTATGATATGAATTCAGCCCCTAATCCTCCTAGAGCAGAATATGAGGAAGAGTCTGGGTACAGCGATAGATGGATGAGTGTATCTAAAGAATATGCTAGTAACCCTAATGCACTTTTTAGAGCAAATACCCCGGGTGGGCCAATAACTTCTAAAGATGATACTGCAACAGGAGCCACTCAAGATTTACATTCCTTAGATTATCAAGAAAATTATTTAAAATGGTTTTATCCTAATATACCATTTTTAGATACTAGTACTGGAGAAGAATGGGAAGGGGAAGTGGAATTAGTATTTATTGTACCAAAATTAAGGAATAAAACAGATAGATGGTTACCTTCTACTTATCGAATTAGACTAAATGATATTGAACAGGCAGATATTACCACAGATTTAGCATATGCTCCGGAAAAAGGATTAGCTAGTCAAGGATATCATGAAGATGGAATGCCTGCTATTGGTTTAATTGCCACATCTCCAAACGCTCAATGGCTTCCAAGAAATACTTTAGGATCTATTAGTGGAATAAATGAAGCTTGGTTAGCAAATGAAATGGTTTTAATAGCGGGCACTACTAATACAGTAAATTATTTAACGGATTATCAAAAGTCTGTTGGATTAGGATTACTTAATGTTACTTTAAACCCTTTAAATGGTTATGGAATTGGACCTAAATTAGGACCTGCTATAACTACTGCCCCAGGATACACTATACCTTTAAGAACTTATGCTAAATGGTATTTTCAACCAGGTATGAAAATTGATTGTCCTTTATTCACTGACCCTAATGTAACGCTTGTTATAGATCAAATTTTTCCTAATGGGGCTTTTCCTGATAATACAGGTCCAGATTCCAATCTTGGTACATTTTTAATATCTGTTCATGGTGAAGATAGAGATGGAAATTTTCTAACACATTGGGTTACTCCTGATATGGAAGAGTATTTGTATGATGGATCATATGGAGGGATATATTTAGATTTATCTTTTCCTAATCCTTACTATGAACAGAATTTTGGTGGAGACACTTTTTACTTAGATGAAAAATTTTGTAGATTAGCATATAGATATAAATTTGATAGTGGAGAATATTCTTTAATCTCTCCTTTCACTCAATGTTTATTTCAACCTAAAAACAAAGGGTATTATTTAAAAGGTAAAAATAAATGGGATTATGATACCGCAGGAGTTGCTTTTTTAACAGTAGGAGATGCTGAACCCACTAGTGATATTGAAGATGTTTCTCAAACTACACTTAATAAACTATACGAAAATTCATTAGAGCAAGTCCAGATTCTTATAGAAAGCCCGGTCATAGGAGTAGATAATATTCCTTTTAATGAAATAGGTGAAAAATTAAAAATAGAATCATTAGAAATAATATTTAATGAATCAGATAGTACTGCGCTAAAAGTTCTAAAATCTATCCCTGTTTCAGATCCAGCAATAACAACTAATGCTACTAATGTATTTACTTACACTTGGGAAGGAGATAAACCTTATAGTACTTTACCAGCTAAAGAAGTAGTAAGAGTATCTGATAAAGTTCCTATTAAAGCCTTAGCTCAAGAAATAGCAGGGAATAGAGTGATATATGGGAATTTTGTTAATAGACATTCGTCACCAGAGTTTTTAAATTATGACATAGGGATAAGTAGGAAATATACAGTAGATGATGAATTTACTAGTTTTTCTACCGAATCTTATCCTAATCATACTTTAAAGCAAAATAGAAGTTATCAAGTTGGAATAGTATTATCAGATAAATATGGAAGACAATCAGATGTTATATTAGCTCCGTCTGAAATTAGTACATTAGAAGCAAATTCTCAAATCTTCAGTGGTGATACATTTAAAGCTAAATATTTAACAATAGAAGAGGCTGTAGATGTACTTCCTCAAGGGCGTAATATAACTGACTGGGTAGGCAATAGTATTAAAATATTGTTCAATGATGTTATTCCTAAAGAAATCGCAGGGTTAGATGGATATCCTGGGCTATATACAGATCAAGGTGGAGTGGTTAATGTTGTTGTAAATAATGGAGGCGTTGGTTATACAGCAGCTAAAAACGTTCCTACTACAACGCTCTCATCCTTAGGTGTTGGATTAACCGTAGATATTACAGAAACGGGAGGTATTATAGATGGAATATTTATTAATCAACCAGGTAAAGGATATGAAGTAGGTGACACGGTCAATGTAAACCAAGATGGAAATGTTTCCGCTATTTTAGAAATTACAGAAACTTCAGCAGCTAATCCTTTAGGATGGTATTCTTATAAAGTAGTAGTAAAACAACAAGAGCAAGATTATTATAATTTATATCTTCCTCAAATACTTAATGGTGAACCTTTGTCTGATCCTGGGGTTTCACCTCCTTATCTTAACCGCGTAGGTGTTGAAAGTAAATTTGTTTTCTCAACTTTAGGAGACAATATAAACAAAATCCCTAGAGAAGTTAATGAAAGTAATCAATTTGTAGACTATGTAACTAGTAAAACAAAATTATTTCCTAGAGTTAGTCAATTTGGAGGAGAACAATCAACGTGGGGGATTTTTGGAGTAGGTCTTTCTTCATGGGGTAGCAGCACAAATATTAAAACTGGAAATGTATTTAATGATGAAAATGCTGATGGAGTAGTTAATTTAGGATCATTTAATAATATATATAACATAGATCCAGCGACTCCTCCAAGTTATAGTCTTTTGCAATATATTTTATATAAACAACAAGACAATCCGTATATAACAATAGGTACTAATAGCCCTGGTAGAAGTCCTTTTTTACTATCATATTTATATTCTCCTGGGGGAATTGCTGGGTTATTTTATGATGGTGCTGAAGTTAATTATGATGGTTATATAGAAACTACTGGAGTTGGTACAACTCATTATAGTGGTTCATCTAGCGCTATATCTCAAGGAGCATTTAACAGCGGTATAGGGGTTGTTGAAACATCTCCTTTTGTATCTAAATTAGATATTTTTTACGAAACCTCAACTAGTGGTAAAATAAATGATTTAAATTATTTAATTGAAACTAATGCTGACGAAAATATTCCTTATGATTTAAGAATTGAAAACGCTCTATGGACAGAAAATCTTGATCCATTATATTGGAGTTTGTGGAGAATTAACGGCTTACCTAGCCCTGTTCCTGTAGCTGGTGCTGATCCTTGGATATCTAAAATAACTCCTCAGAACGCCTTAGGATTAACTATACCTTTAGCAGACGTCGTTTCAGTTGATATGTCAGTGGTAGATAATTTAGGTGTAGATAGAAGTAATGAGTTTTTAATATCAAATAATGTATCTGGTACTAGTACTTATGGTATATATTTAGACAATGGGCAAGATGGTGGTTTAACATATTTAGAAAGTCCTTCACAGGCGCATGATTTTACGTTTACAATTACAGTAGAAACATTGGCAGAAATACCTACCGATCCAAACAATGTAAAAGTATTTAATTTTAGTAGAAGTTATACTAATGCACGACCTGACTTATCCCAATCTGGATCAAACCCTAGAGGAGGACCTGCACCACTAGACCCACCAATTCTTAAAGCTGATGAAACAGGAATAGTATGGGGAAAGATAATAGATCCAACAGGAATGAGTGGACCTTGGGGTACAAATATTGCTGCGGTTAACGGAGGTATGCGGACGTGGTATAATACTATTGGAGGAATCCCGGGATTGGGGTTACAAGAAGATATTGCTCAACAATTAAAATGGAGTATTATAAGTTGTATAAATCAAACGGATTTACAGGATTATAAAAATAACATTTCTTTCACTCAAGGAAGTAATGGATACATAACTAATCCAAACCCACCAGGTAATCCACAACAGTGGCAAAATGAGCAAGCTATTCAAGTAGATACTCCACTTCCTGCGGGAGATTACCAAGTAGTATATCAAATCATTGATGCAAACAATAATGATAGTGAGGGTGGTCAAATAATATATGAATACCCAACCACTGAAGGATTTGGTCCTTTGCAATTCACTATCGATCCTGTGTAATATAAATAAAAAATAAGTGATAATTAATTATGGCAGCAATTGTAGAAGTAGATTATTTTAATTCCTTTTGGACAAAAAGAATTCACACTGGAGCACCATGTACTTCTGATCTTGATGAACTTATAGTGCCCGGCTTTGGTAGTGTTAGTCCTAGATTAACTTCAAGTACATCAACATACCCTGGTCCAGTTAGTTTTGGAGATGCTATAACAGGTTTACAAAACCAAAATTTAGTTGGAGATAGCTCAGCAGGTGCACTTAGTGATGATGACGACAAATGGCCAGCATGGTGGAATAGTGCAGAAAAACAAAAGCTTAGAGAAGGTTATTTTATTGAAGATAGCAGAATTAGAGGAGGATATGGAAATACTCAAGTAAATTTAGGGGTTAGAGCTTATATAAATGAAGATGATCCAACTAGTCAAAGAAGATTTGCTTCTTTAATTTATTCAGGACCATATAATGGTTTAACAGGCTTTAATGAAACCAATGTATTTTCTGTTGGAGAAAGTATAATTAAATCAGTTGATCCTGCTTATAGATCTATTCAGAAATTATATGCAGATGATACTAACTTGTTAATTCTGCAAGAAAATAAAAGTAGTTATGCTTTAATAGATAAAGATGCTATTTATTCTGCCGAAGGTTCTGGAACTGTTACTTCTACTAATTTAGTTATAGGTCAAGTAGTTCCTTATTTAGGTGAATATGGTATTAGTCAAAATCCAGAATCTTTTGCTACATTTGGTTTTCAAAAATATTATGTAGATAAAGATAGAAGTACAGTAATGAGGTTGTCTAGAGATGGGTTAACTGAAATTGCTAACTATGGAATGGTTGATTATTTTAGAGATCAGTTAGGAGAGATTGATAATTCTTTTAAATTATATTATACCACAGCGACTGTAGTAAGCGCTAGCGGTCTTACGTCTACGTTTACTATTGAAAACCCAGATCACGAATTAGAAGTAGGATCAGAGATATTCACTACAGTTGATGGAATTAATTATACACCTACAGGATCATATGTAGAAAATATAACAGATTTAGGTGCAAATCAATTTACTATTGATTGTAAACCTGCTGTTAATCTAATTGTAGCAGGAGCAGTAACTAATTTAAGTATCACGAGCGCAGGAACAGGATATGTAGCGGGTTCTGGTACAAATGACACTACGGTACCTATTGCGCCTACTCCTGGAATAGGTGTGGGACTTACTATAGATTGGACTTCTAATGCGCTAGCACCTAATGAATTAACCAGTGTAATTATTAATCAAGCTGGATCTGGATATGTTTCAGCAGATACTGTTACTTTGTCAGGAGTTGTAGTAACTACCGATGCTGTTATTACTGTAACTGCTACCCCTACTATACCAACAATTAAATTAGGTAGTTATAAAAGAGGTAGAATTTTAGGAGGTTATGACATCTACTCTAAACATTATATTACATCGTTACAAACAGTTCCTGCGTTTTATAGTACTTTACCTAATACTTTTCAAACATTATCGTTTGATGAGCAAATAAATGGATGGGTTAGTAGATATAGTTATAAACCAACCACTTTAGATAGTTTAGAAAATACTTATTATACAACTGATACGTATAAATTATATAAACAATTTGATGATACTGTTGCTAATAAAAGAGGTTATTTCTATGATAATGCTTACGCCCCATCTTCAGTAACGTTTATCGCTAATGGAGAACCTACTACTAGCAAAGTGTTTCAAACTATTTCTTATGAAGGATCTAGTGGATGGAATGTACTGTCTTTTGATGGAGATTTTGAAGGAGAAGATTTCAGAAAATTAAATGGACTAATGGAAGAGTATGAGCAATACCAAGATCAAACTACAGTTGTGTATAGTTATTTAGAAGGAAAGTATGAACTAAGTAACCCTAGTAAGACTGGTGTTTTAGCTCAAGCACCTCCATTTGCTCACGCTGGATTTAATAGAAAAGAAAATAAATACGTAGCAAATTTAGTACAAAAAATGACTGACGAAACCGATCCTTCTACTTATCCACCTAGACCAGGTGAAATTATATTTGGAAATACAATGTCTGGAATAAAAGGATTTTATGCTACAATAACAATGATAACAGATTCAACAACTGAGGTTGGTGGCGAAAAAGAATTATTTAGCGTCGCGTCGAAAGTTGTTAAATCATCTTAAAATAAATAACTATGTCACTAACCCCCAAAGCACAAGCTCAATTAATTGGAGCCGGAGTACAGTTTGCTCAAGGTTTGTACGCACAAGGACAAGCTAATTCTTTAAATGAAGATATACGTAATTATCAAGCAGATATTGATGAACTAATAGATAGTCGTACAAATCCCATAGATCCTAGTAGTGGTGCTACAGAATTTCAAGGAACAGATCTTAGTGGTATGATACGTAATCCTTATGAAAACTTACGAGTGGCTAGTAAGGCTGCTGAAATACAAATGGAACAAACAGATATAGCTTTAGCTAACACCTTAGATACTTTAAGAGTTAGTGGGATGGGGGCTGGAGGTGCTACAGCATTAGCACAAGCTGCTGCTCAAGGCAAGTCAGGTATTGCTGCAAGTATAGAACAGCAAGAGGTTGCGAATGAAAAAATGCGTGCACAAGGTGAGTCTCAAATGCAACAAATGAAAATGCAAGAACAACAAAGGTTGCAAGGAATTTCACAACAAGAAGGAGCTAGAGTTCAAGGAATGCAAATGCAAGGAGCTCAATTCCAGGCTGCGATGACTGAGGATAGATTAAATGCAGATTTAGACAGAGCGCAAGGAATGTTAGATAATGAAAAAGCAAATCAGCAAAATTTAAGTAATCAAGCCTTTGGAGCATTTGGAGATGCGGCTGCAGGTTTCGCTCAAATAGATTTTGGGTAAAATAATATATATATAAATGGGAACATATAGACAACCAAGTCAAATATTAGATGATAGAGTAAGTCATTTTCGCAAAGGATTCAAAGAGACAACTGCTGCTCACGATGCTAGAACTAAATTAGAAGACCAACAACAACTTAAATTAAAAAAAGAACAAGCTGCTGCTGCCTTAAAGAAAAGAAAGCAGTATGGAGATTTGTATAGACAAAGGGAGGAAATGAAGTCTGAAATTGGAGCATTCTATGATGGTCAAGGTGCTGGTACTGTAGGATACGATTTAGTTTATACCGAAGATGGTAAAAGTGAATTAGTTAAAGTTAGTGATGCTCAAATTGAATTATTAAAAAAGAAATATGCATCTAAAAAAGGTGATTATGATAATGATCCTAGTACTCCAGATAATTATAGAACTAGCTATGAACTAAGTGAAAAGGAAAAAGAATTAATTAATGATCAAAAATATTCTGCTAGGAGATTAGTATATGATAAAGATAAAAATACATATCAAACTGTAGATACTGAATTAGGAGAATTTTATCAAGGAGAATTAGAAGCAGGAAATGCTAATCCATTTGGTATAGGTATTAAAGGAAGTATAGAAAATCAAATTAGAGGAAATTACCAAGTTATGAGTATGTATGCTGAAGATCCGGATAATCCTATATATATAACAGCACAACAAAATATTAAAACAGGTATTGAACAATATAATAATTTTGAAGGAGTTATGCAACAAAATTCTACAAATTTAAAAGGAATATTAGATTCTGATGGAAATTTAAGTTCTTTAGATAGAGAGGGCGCTGTTTTAATGCAACAATCTCCACAGTTTATGTTAAATCTAAATGCTTCTATTGATTACATGACAGGTCATAATAAACAGAGATTTAATGCAGTTTTAAAAGATGGGCAAATGACTGTTGGTTATAGCAATCCTAATATCTCAGATGTGAATTTAGAAATTCCTTATAATGGTTTAATTGGTAATGTTAAAAAGAAAGGATTTGGATTAGTAAAAACTACTTCACAAAAACCAGTTGATTTAATGTATGATTATTTTAAAGCTGGGGTAAAAGATTTTTATAAAGCTCAAATAAATAAAGAAAAAAATACATATTATAAAGATGGTAAAAAAATATCAGAAACACAAGTGTTTAAAATATGGGATGAGGCTAATAATAAGATGAGAGAATTTGTTGAAGATTATTTTCGTGGTTCAGATAAGGGTGGTGAAGGGAAATTTACTAAAAGTCCTAATGCTCAAAATAATTGGCAAATGCTAGGAGGAGCTAATAAAACTGGGCATATCTTTTGGGGTGAAAGTAATTTAAGTGAAGAGCAAGTAAAAGAACAACAAGACTATATGATAGAAAAAGTTATCAATCATATGCAAACTGAATATGGAGCAGACATGGGAAGTAATAAGGGAAATGTAGCTTCTACTTGGACACAGGTCTCTCAATTAGCACCTAAAAATCAAAAGAAAGTAAGTGATACAGATCAACAATTAGCCAAGTGGCGTGGAGAAAGTATTGAAATTGGTACTAACTTCGAAGATCAAGGATTTAAACGTGCTAGTGGAAAATATACTTTTCCAGAATTAAAACAGAATTACGAAAAATTAATCAAGAATCCACCTAAGATGGTAGAATTTCTTAATGAATTAAACAGCACATATCATCCATCTGATAATGAAAAAAGTTACATGACTGGTAAACAGGCTAATGCACAAGTAATTGAATGGAATAAAGACCAAGATGACGAGGATAAATTAGAAGCAAATTATCCAGACAATCATATTTACTATGGTAAAGCTGGAAGTAGTTTTAAAGAAATGGGCAAAGGATGGAGAAAGTTTTTATATGAAGTAGGAGATGCTATAAATATTTCTCCAGGTATAGTAAAAAAATTAATAGGAGGAGCAGAGACAAACGTTAGTACAGACGATTTAACTAAACAAGCAAGTGCTGAAGATTTATACAACATGTTAACAACGGCATAAAATTATATACATGACAAGAATAGAATATGCTCAAACCTTAGTAGATAAAGGTTTACAAAAAGAAGAATTTATCTCTTTAATGGATAAATATGACACAAAAGATA